GATGTGGCAATATTTGGAGTACCAGAGTTCACATTAACTGGATAACCCCAAGGATTTGTTGCATTGGTAGCATTACCAGTCTTTACAACGAAAGCCTGATTTGAACCAATGGTAGTAATTTCTCGGCTTGATACCCGCAACGGGTTAGCCATACGCAAAGATGCAAATGCATCATCATAAATAACACGACCACCAACCCCAGAACCCGAACCAGTAAGGGCTGATGCTTCTTTTAAGTTTACCTTTACAGACTGACCATTTTTATCAGTAAGTGCGGATTTGATTGCTTCTAGGATTAATTGGTTTTTCATATTTCTTCCAAATTGTTTAAGTTGGGGGGACTTTTGATCCCCCCGCCTTTATTACGCTGTTGCTGTTGCGGTAGAACGGTAAGCAATAATACTTAGCGGGTCGACGCTGCTGGTTGCTAGACGTTTTTCGCCATAGAAAGTTATGTAGCCTGGGAGGGTCTGATCATATCTACGGAGAACCATGTTTAAGCGATCAACAATAGTATGGCCACGTTGCCAGTCACCGAAATACATTGGGAACAAGTTAGCCGCTGTGTTACCAGAAAACTCGCTTGGATTATCAACATATTTATTGACAACAACATCAAAGCCTAACATACGGCCAACGATACCATCTTCTTCACCTGGATGCATACGTTCAAAAATTGGTGTGCCGTTAGCATCTTTCAAGCCACGAATTTGTGCCAAGAAGATTGGGTTTACCAAGAATTTTGCTGTAGGTGTCCAGTATTGTTGTGGCAAGTTGTAGATGAAGTTAATGATGTCATCATAAGTTACATTAGCCGCACCAACTACGTTACCGTTAGTAGTCAACTGATCATAAACAGCCAAGCTGTTCAAACCGTTGCTAGTAGCAATACCAGAAGTACCGAAAGCACCAGTAGTGATTGTGCCACCAGTATAAGTACCATTAGCACCGTAGTTAGCGTATTGATTCAAACCACGCAAACCTTGTGTTCCACCGTATGTATTTGGGGAATCGGTTTGATCGTTGTTTTTAATCATGGACAAGCCTTCTTGCTGGCTAAATTCCATCAACATATCATCAACTACGTTTGCTTCTAAACCATCGATGTCATCAAGTGCCGCTGTACGGATTGGGAACTGTACGTTCAAATCTTGCAGAACTTGTTGCCAAATAACTGTAGATTCAGTTGTTGGGTTAGGGCCACTAGATGTGTTGTTATTAACTGGATAACCCCAGAAAGCACCAGCATTTCCAGTTTTTGCACGGAACTGATATGTAGAACCATCAGTTGTTACATTACGGGAAAGACCACGCATAGGGTTAATCAAACGGAGTGTATGGAACACAGGATCGTAAGCTGTACGACCACCGATGTTGTAACCACCACCAGTTAAAGATGAACTCTCAGTTAAGTATGCTTGATATTGTGATTCATCTTCAAACATCTTGAGTTCTTTTTCCATCGAACCTTTTTTAGCAAACTTTTTGAGTTGCTCACGAACCATCTTGTTTACATCTTCTTTGATGGTTTTAGCTGGTTTGATGATAGAAGGTGCAGTATTGATTTCAGCAACACGGGCTTTAATGGTTTCTAACTTCTCATCCATTTCAGCTTTAGCGGCTTCAATAGCGGCAACTGCTTCAGTTTTTACTTCTTGAATCTTAGATTCGTTTGATGCTTCAATAGCATCTAACTTTTCAATGATTTTGTCAGACATGATATTTCCTTATTTGATGCGTTTAGATAATGCCTTTAACAATTCTCTTTCCTCTAGGGCTTTAAGAACTGTATCAGCTTCGTTTACCACCGCTTCCAACTCACTTGGTTGTGGTGTTTCTTTAATAACTTCCTTGTTTGCATCACGCAATTCAAGAATCTTTTTAAAGACGGAAGATGCGGTGGTCGCACCTTTCTTGGACAGGCCAGCATCACGCAAGGCTTGTTCAACTAAGCGAGGATTTAAATGCCCTTCGGCATCAAAACACTCTAATCTTTGAATTTCAGCATTAGGATTGTTTGGGTACATAACTACAGAAACTTCCCGCAAACCACCTTTAGTAATCTGAAAATAGGATTCATCATCATCGTTATCATCATCCATTGGCTCACCGTCAGCACCAACCCAACACGCTTCATCTGCATATGCGCCAACTGAAACGCCACCAAATAGATTTGGAGATGATTTCAATACTTCATAAAGGTCAGAACCAGTAGAAGTATTCATAAATAGATTGCCTTTAGCAACCATGCCTTCTTTATCGAAGTTAAATTCATTCCATTGACCGACTGGCATACCCATGTCGTTATGGTTTAAGAACATTGGTAATGGTTTACCCTCAGACTTAAATTGCTCTGCCCATTCGGAAAAGCCATCAGGCTGATAGTTAAATTTTCTACCGTCTGCGCCCTCACGCTTGCCCCATGTAGTAACACGAGCAACAATATTGCCGCTAGGAGTTTGGGATTCTTTGCCTTGTTTTTCTAGGCTTAGTTTTGCTTCGCAAACGACTGTCAGGTTTTGATTCATTTATAATCCCATCTATAATCGAGTAATCGATGTCGTATATTATATGAGATTTTTTTGATTTTATCGGTAGTTTAACATTTAACCGCTTAATCATTGAATCCAACTTATCTTTTATTGTCATTAGGTTTTGCCAATATTCATTTTGCTGGTTTGATTGCCGCCACCACCGCCAGTATCTTGTGGGCTTGTACCAGGAATGATTTTAGCTGTTTTGCTGGTTACTGGTATATCTGTAGATGATAATTTTTGAGTATTAACGCCACCCAACTCATCGCCACCATCAATTTTTGCAATATTAAGATATTCACGGGCTTCATTAGGGGTCATAATGCCACCAGCAACGCCAGCATTAACAAAGTTCATTTGATCTAATGCCGCACCCTTCAAAAAATCTTTAGTATCAAAACGAATAGCAAGGTTTGGATAACCCTTTAATAATCCCATTTTGAATTTTTGCTCAATATTAATAATCATTGGGTACATGGTGGTTTTATAGAATTCATCCAACAATGTTTGAGTATTATTATATTTACCAACTTCCAAGCCTAATAATTGTGCTGGAACGCCAAATAATGCACAAATACGCTTAGTGGTTTGATCTTTTAGCTTGCTGGCTTCTGCATCTTGCAATGTCAGCATATGAACAGGCGTATAAGTCATGCCCTGATCTAGCAACATACCTTGACCTGGCTTGCTCAAATCGCTTGGGCGGCTACCAGTCATACTTGACCAGGCTTCTTTTAATCTGGCGGCAATTTCTTTAAATTTGCTATCAGGAATGACTTGAGTTGTGCTGAAAATGCCCGATGGTTTTGCACCGTTTTGCATGACATAGTTGGCATACAAGTCAATATCAGTATCAAGTGCCACCAATTCAGTTGCCAAAATACCTTTGTTGAAGCCAGCAGAACCTTGCCACGGGGCTTCTGTGCAATGTATTACTTGATAAGCGGCTAATGGCTCATCTTTATTAAATCCGTATGTTGGTGTAGATACACGGTATGTAGGATAACGGGCTGGGCTGGCTTGTACGGTAATCAGGGTTGCATCAAGGTTATATAACTCGATTGGCGTTTGATTAGGGTCTTTTTGGTCTTTACGGTATAGCAATGTAAATACTTCACCAGCTAGGGAATACCATAATGCCCATTGATACCAAAATTCATATTGGTTTTGGAAGTTATTTGGCTCAGTTAGCAGATTTAATATCTGTTTTGCTTTGTTTTTATCCCGTGTGCCAGATTTATCGGACTTTAAACAATCCTCAAAAGTGCCATCATCAGTCTTATACATGACTGATACTGAACATTGTGCCAATGCTCTAGCAATCATATTCGCACAAGACATAACGGTACTATTACGGGAAAGTACCGACATATCCACTACACGGCCAGCGTTTGTGGCTGATGCTGTGGTTACATACAGTAATTGGAAGTTTGCGCCTTGTTGCCCACCTTGATTCTGACGAAGAATCTGGTTACCAAGCTGGGTTTGACCAAATAAAGTATTGTTTTCTGCAAGGTTTTGCACGGAAACTTCTGACGATTTGCCCTCATTTTTTGGCAAATTGTATTTATCTTTGTTGAATATATCTAACATTCCCATGATTTTCCCTTACATTTTCTAACGATTTTACATCAAAAACTTCTAAAACCGAATGAATTGCTTACAAAAGGGTTATCTAAACTACAATGAGCCGCAATAATCATAGCAATAATGCCATCAACCTTTGCTGATTTGTCAGATTCGTTCTTCCGAACCTTAATATTGCCGTTTACATCTTCATAAACTTCGCAGTTTCCTAGTTGCCATCCTACAAATGGGTTACCATCGTGTTTAATCTGATGGTTCATTATTAGCTTTTCTACATACTTGGAAGGATTATTTAGCACCGCCATTCCCTGTCCAACCTTCTTTACAGGAATCCCAGCATCATGCAAACGAGCAACCATAGAAGCGGCATTGTAAGCATCGTAACCTACCTCTTTTACATCATACTTTTCACATTGGTTTTTGATGAATTCGCTAATCTCCCGATCATCCATTACATTACCTTCGGTCAGCTTGAGAATCCCAGATTGGATGGCTACTTCAAATATATCCAGATAATGCTTGGGTATTAACTCAAGTGCGGCTTCTGGCAAAAAGAATTGAAACTCTGCGTAATACTCATTTTCTTCATATCGCTTTAAAGTGCAAACGGCATTTAAGTCACG